AGTTACAATAGTTCCATCAGCTTGTTGAAATGTCTTAGGACGACTAATATCACCAAAGGCCAACTTAGCTTTATTAACAGTTACAGGATCAACAGTCTCACCACGAGATAGTCTATCTTCAACTTCAGCAACTATATTACGTTTCTTTTCAGCATCTGCTTGAGTTGCTTGATAAGCTTCGTTTTTCTTAATAACAGACTCAGCTTGACGATTCTTTATAAGTTCAGTGTTAGTTGTACGAGCCAACTGCGCCAACTGCAAAGCACCTTGTTGATCTCCTGCTTGAGCCAATGCCTGAGCAGCTTGAGCAATAGATTGTGGATCGGTCTGGTCTACGTTACGAAGAATTGCTTTCCGAGCACTTTGCAGTTTCATCTGCGGATCTTCAACACCCATCAAACCAGCCAAGCCCCCACCTAGACGACTAGCTCCACCATAAATACCAAATTGAGCTTGTTGCAAAGGAGTCATTTGAGCAAACTGAGCAGCTCGTTGATCCGTAGCAGAAGACTGCTGTTGAAGGGCTGTATAAGGGTCTGTAAACAAACCTGCAATGCTATCTGTAGCCATTATTCTATTCCTTACTTACTATTTTAAGCGAAAGCACTCAGAAGACCCAATCCCGTCAAAGGATTAGAAGCAACTCCTTGAACTGCTGTGGCCCAAGGATTGTAACTATTAGCAGCTTGTTGAGATGATATACTGTTCCCCATTCCGGTAGCAAGAATCTGTCCTGCACGAGCGCTAGCAGTAGAAGACAAGTTAGCCAAGTTAGATGACAAAGTAAATGGCTGTTGTCCCAATGCTTCCACATTCGATGCTGTAGTCAAGCCAGCATTAAACGGCTGATAAGCATTACTCAACAAACCTTGACCAAAGCCAACTTGCTGTTGACCGTATGTCTGAGCATTAGCAGCCATCTGAGCATCAGCCATAGCACGAGCATTAGCTAGAGCAGCCGTCTCAGGGTTAGCAGCTTGTAAGTTACCTCCTTGAGCAACTGAGACGCCTGTACGACCTGTTTGCTGAAGTTGATTAGCCAAACGAGCAGACTCAGTATCACGACTAGGGGCCAACAAAGCTTGTTGTTGATTATACCAGTTAGAAGCTACTTGATTAGGATCTTGAGCAATATACTGACGTCCCAAGTTCTGTAAGGTAGTCGCATCATTCAAAGATTGACGGTTAGACCCCATGATCTGATCTTGATACGCTTGCAACTGAGGAGACAGTTGATAACCAGCACTTGTGAGTTGCCCCGTTAAAGGATCAATCTGGAAATTAGATGTACCAAAGGTTGTCGTAGTTCCAACAGGCCTGAAACTAGCCATGTTAGCGCCTTGCTGAGCAGACTTAGCATACTGTTGAGCAGCTTGTGACCTAGCTCCAGCGGCAGTATTTCCACCTAGAACACCTCCAAGCAAACCTAGTCCGCCTTGAACTAAACCTAGTTGTCCCAGTTGTTCCGCTGTTAAGCCTCCCAATCCACCTGCTGCTGCATCTGCCATACCTGCTCCTAATAATGTTCCTGTGCCAGCAGTGCCAGCCCCTAAAGCCGTTCCTGCTCCAGCAGTTCCCGCTGCGTAATAATCTGTTGCAGGAGCCAATTCACCTGCCAATGTTGCTGCGCCGCCTAAAAGACCTGCTTGAGCCCATGTGCTTCCATTAGCAGCAAAAGAACCAGCGCCTAATGCCCCGCCTTGACCGACAGTTGCCGGAGCAGCTAAACCACCCTGAGTTACAAACTGGCTTCCTTCTGGAATACCTGTTGCACCAAATGTGCCGCTACCTAGTTGTCCGTATCCTGCACTACCTTGTGTAGCGAGTGGAGAAGCTGCGGCAGTGCCGCTTAAAAGCCCAGAGGAGCTTCCTGAGCCAACTGCACCACTACCTCCCCATCCCTCAGCAAGAGTTGCGGCATCGGCAGCACCAGCGCCTGAAGCTCCAGCACCCAACATAGAAGGATCAAAAGCTCCTCCAGCATAAGCAGCGCCAGCAATGGCAGCAAGTTTACCAGCATCTGAACTCAGGAAATTACTTAAAAAATTACCGCCGTGTGGTTTTATTTCCGTGGGTGCGGCAACACCAGAAGCATCCCAATTACCTGCATAGTTTTTACCGTCAACACCAAACTGACGCGATTCATATCCAGTTAAATTACCTTTGTAATCATAATTAGCTAAAATTGGTTCGTTATCGATATTGCCAACTGCTACCTGATAACCTTGAGGTGTAGGGTTATTTTCATCTACGCCCACAGGCATTGCGTTTGGGACTGCAAAGGTTTGCTGTTGCCCATACCCAACAATAGTTCCGTTTTCATCGTACTGTGGAACAAGTGCTGTAGTAAATAAACTTTTAGGCGCTATTGAACCCAAGTTAGAAAAAACATCGTATTTTGATTCGTTCGCCATGCTTTACCTCTTTATGGATTGCAGTATAAAGTTACATTGTGCCATTAGAGATAACATTGCCAATAACAGTCAGATTACCTGAGCCATCAATCTTAGCTACGTTAGTTCCGCTAGACTGAATGTACAAGACACCGGAAGTCTCTACAAAACCGAAGACAGTGAAGTCACCATCAGCCTTAGATGCGATAGCTGTGGCAATAGCGTCAAACTCAGTGTTGATCTCAGTCCCACGTACAATCTTGGCTGAGTTGCCATGTGACAGGCTATCCTTAGCTGCAAAGTTAGTTGCTTTGGTATAATTACTCATGATGATAAAATCTTTCCGTTCTTAGCGAGAATCTCTACCTTTTGGATGCTCAAAGGTGAGCCGTTGATATAAGCTTCAAAACCAATCTGTACTACTTTACCTGCACCTGTAGGATAAGCTTTCAATACTGAGAGAGCTTGACCGCTAGAGTAATCAAATCCATAATTATACTCGCTCTCACCGTAGTAAGCAATAGTATTAGTAGGAATGGTTATGTTTTGAGAGTAGAAGTTACCTGTGAAGTCATAAGCCCACTTGAATGTGAGTGCTTGTCCGTTACCGCCTATAACCGTCACCAATAAAGACTTCAAGATTGAGGTAACAGAAGGAAGACCGAAGTCAGTATGGTTAGTGTGATACTGCATCTGATAGATAGCAGCATTGTCTAAGTAACCTGTGTAAGAACCTACGTAGCCAGCTTTACCTAACAACAAAGTACCGTCTTGCTTAGCACAGAAGCTGCTAGGCTCAATAGAGTTCCAAATTGTTACCCTTGCAGCGCCATCTTGCAACTGAGCCTTAGTGTCGAAACAGTACACTTGCTTAGCGTAAGGAAGAGACAATAAATAGAAAGCATCAAGAGGAGAATGAACAGCTTTAATATCAGCGGCAGTCTCAGCAGTAAGGTACGCCAGTAAGTCATTACGGACATTCTTGCTAAGCTCACGCAAAGGTGCTGACTTTTCTTGGATAGTTCTTTGTAAGCTGCGGACACCTGTTTGAGACAAGAAGATGATGTCTGAGCCAGTATACGCAATGGAGTCCCTAGCGATACAGCCAATACCTGTGATAACGTCTTGCAAAATAAAGCCAGTACCTGAAGGGTCAGTAGCTCCTTGATACACAAGAATGTTGTTCTTACCGAATATGAACAGGAAGCCGTTGTGAGCACCTAAGCCAACTACGACATCACCGCCTGTAGGCCATACAGTAGTAGTGTCTAGAGTACCTGCTGTACCTGTATTCCACTTGTTAGGTTGCTTGGTATTGCACCACTGGATAGTTACTTTGTCGCTAGTGCTACCTACGTTCCAAAGACGTCCATAAGCACTGATAACTACGTTAGCTTGTTGCACAGTACCTGCATACCCTGCAATCTCAGAGATACGTCGATATTGTGTCGTAGAAGTCGTAGGATTAAACTCTAGTGGATCATAGCCCTCTTGGAACAGGTAAAGACCTCCACCTAGGGAAGCCATTTTCCAGTTATCAGCTGTGATTGTAGGAGCTGTACCGCCACCACCGTAAGTAAGTTCAGTAAGCGTAGATCCTACCAGCTTAAATAGCTTGTTGTTACCTGCACAAATTGTGTAACTTGTTCCACTTACTGTAATCAATTCACCAATGGCCTTGAACATCGGCTGATCCTAAAGCAGCTAAAGCGGAATGAGCTGGTGTCCAGCCCTTACGAGCTCCAATACGTCCATACTGGTCAATAACGCAATTAGTCGCTGTTAAAGCGTACCCTGAGGCCAAGTCAAGAGACGAGTCCTGAGTATTTAACCCGTAAAATCCGGGTGCGCTAATAGCGTAAGATTGTATTTGCTGAGCCATTACGCTGGATACCAAGTATCATTTTCAGGAGAACGAGCAAGTTCAAGGGCGATCGCGTCGCCCAAGGACTTTTTAGCTAAAGGATAAGCTTCTGAGCTATTCAAACCGCCGTCTTCACCACGTTCAACCAAAGCTCTAGCAAGGGCGTTTAACACAATAGGTTCTTTAGGTATCTTTGTTGTGTCCCCATCGTTCACTATGTCATTTTCTGGAACAACCAAGCTAAAACGGATATTGTAGGCAGCATCAGGGATAGGCCAGAACTTGACCATAGCGTCCCCGTTATCGTCTACACCACCGAAGATGTAATAGAAAGGAGTTGTCTTTTGTGGGTTAGCTGTACCGAAAGCTTCAATATCTAGAGTAGCATGATCCATTGGATCTAAGAGGTACTGTCTACTTGTGTTAATCACGTCCATGATCTTACAACGTACACCAGCGTTTGCAAGACTGTAGCCTACATACTGGTTAGCAATAGT